TGCAGGTATAACCGTCTACTGCTAGTGAAACATCGGCTAAACAAAAGTCTCCGGTAATGTCTTTCTGGTCAACTATCTTAAAACATTTATCGTTGAATAATTGAATAAACGGTTGATTTTCATAGCCTCCACAGCAATCACAGATGTCATTAAGGTTTGGAACTGCCATTTAGTAGTATTTTTTGTGCCTTCTTTTTCTTATTTATCTAAGACATCATCTAGTAAAGCGTTTCATCTTTTCACTTAATGTTGCAGGTTTTTTAGTATTTTTTCTATAATCTTCTGAAAAAGTTCCTCTGCCTGTCAGAGGAGGCGAATCAACAGTTTGTTTGCTAACTTGCTGTGGTTCGTTGAGTGGCGGTGAGTCAATTACAATCTCAATTAATTCATTAGATTCTTCTTCATTACTAATTAATTGCTCTTCTAATTGCTCTTGGATAGCTTCATCCTCTTCTATCTCTTCTTTCAACTCTTCCTGTAAATCTTCTATTTCTTTAGCTATAGAGATAGCATCCTTACCTTCATATTTAATAAAGAAATGCAGGCAAGTAAGTGAAATTAGTGGAAGAAGACCGCCTTCAAGTAAGGCTAGGACTCTTTTTTGTGAGGCTACATTAGTAATATCTACACCTAAAGAATCCATTACTGGTAAAGTAAGTTCAACCCATTGTGTAAAAAATTTAGAGGTCTCGTCTATCTCAGTATAACTAAAATAGATATTACCGATAAATTGAATAAATGTAACTATTATAAAAACAAACCAAACGGAGAACCCTCTTACCTTTACGGCAGCTGCCGCAATTGCAGACATTGCAGCGATTTCAATAGCAATAGACAGGTAAATTGCCCAACTCGTTGGGTTAGCTAAATCATACCAGCTAACTACGTGAGATATAGAAATAGCTGCAACTGATATTATCGGAATTAGAAACGCAAACTTAATTATTAAGTGTTGGTTTCTACTAAACCAGTTAGTCATTTGACTCTATCTTATTTTTAATTTCAGATAAGCTGCTTTTACCTTTATCTAGATCGTCTTCATAGATTAAATAGTTGAACATAGTTCTTTCCATTTCGTCACGAACCTCCTTTTTGCTAGCTACTTCTTTTCTTAAGGAGTCAAGAAAAGTTTGTGTTTTAGCTGAATCTTTAATATATTGTTTCTCTAGCTTAGCTACTCTAGAATGAGTACAGCCTTTTACTAGATAGAGAACAAGTAGGATGATTGTACTAATCTTCCATGCGTGTGTTTTTAGTAATGGTAACCAATTTTTCATGTTAGTTTATTTTGTTATTTTATTTATCTTACAGTAATAAGGACAGAAGTAAAGAGCCAGAAGCTAATAATAGAATCGTAAAATAAGATATCGCCCAAACGATCTCTCTCCTTTTAAAATTGCTAAAATTAAATTTAATTTGTAGGACATAACCATAAAAAGAATCATTCTTAACTCTATCATAATCGACTGTTATTACGTCAAGTATCCCCTCCTTTGTTAGGAAGTCATTGTATTTTAACATTTTTTCAGATATCATCTTTAACTCAACTGGTTCTTGTGAAGCATCAGAATAGAGTAGAAGTTCAGGGTTTAAGTTTACGCCTAAATATAGATTAGCGTCTTCATCCGTTTTAAACCCAATTTCATCAAGTTTTCCAGATTCATTCAGATTATAGATTATTTTTTTATACTTTATGTATTTAGAATACTCGTTTATGTTTTTCTTGAGTGAGGTAACTACCCAAACTGGATTTAGTTTATTTAAAATCATAATATTGCTTTTATTTTTTCATCAAATTGTGGATTCTTCTTTAGAATTGAGACTCTCAAGTCAGACCTAATTTTTCTAAGTTTTGTCTTTACTGTGTTTTCATTCATCTCATATTTTATAGCTATATCTTTTACTTTTTTATTCCTTATCATTTTATCTACAGCAATGCCTTTTAGCAGAGGATCGGGTATATCGTATATTTCTGAGACTGTTGTGTTATAGATCATGTCTAGATCTCCATGCGATATTTGAATTTCTCCAAAGTTATCTGCACTATCTGAAGTATACTGTAATGCATCAATGCTATAGTGACTGTTTTTCTTTAGATGAAAGAGATAAAAAAGTGTCTCGTTACGTGCAATTGTGTAGATCCAAGTAGTAAACCTACCCTTTTCGTAATTGAACTGGTGGATGTTTTTAAATATCTTCTTAAGAGTCCACTGTAGAGCCTCTTCTGTGTCAATATCGTTTTTACAAAACTTCCAAATAAAATACTTAAGCTTTGGATAAATTAGACTAGCTAATTCATTTCTATCAGACTCAAGTACAGTAGGTAGTAGTAGTTTTTCAGATATCTCTTGGATCCTAGCGTTGTTTTTGGCGTTAGTTTGTTCATTCATGTTATTTTACTTCCATTTTTTTACTTTTTATTGAGTTAATTATTTTTAAACACTTTGCACAATTTTCATACTCTTCTATCTCTTCATAAAATATAAGTGCTTTTTGAAGTCCGCTCACAAACTTTTCTTGAGAAAGATTTATTGTATAGATATCATCATTGATATTAATCTTTACGATAGTTGCATCAGCCTCTTCCAAGTCAATACATGACTTTTCGACTGATGCTATTAAATTATCATATATTGCTTTTTTGTGGAGGTTGAAAACTTCATCTAATGTGATGTTTCCTTCGAATTTTAGAGTTTTCATATAGTTTGTTTTGATACTAGACAAATATACTAAGATTTACCTAATCTTTAAAAAATTTAGAGTTAATTTTTTTCATTTTTTCTAAAGACTCTAGATTAAAAACGCTAGTATGATTTGATTTATTAGCTTCTGATGGATCTTGTGGCGTGTTTATTGTTTTTAAAGTATCATAATCATATAGCGGTTTAGTTGAGCCTGTCCTAAATAGACTGAATATTTTTTCTTCAACTTCTTTACGATACTCAGTGGAAGTCGCTTCATATGTTGCAATAGTCATGTCCCACAATTGAGATGACTCGAAGGCAGGAGCTAAGTTAACACTAGTCATTGCTAAATCATCGTTTCCGTTTTGTCCGCGATAAGTTCCTCCCTTTGATCTGCCAAATGACATAAGCTCAGAAACAGTAAGATAATCGTTTGGAATTATACGAAGAGTCTCTACTAAATACTTAAATTTCTCGCAATACTTTATCTTATTAGTGGGTCCAAGTCTTATTCCAGGTTTAGCCTGTACTGCCATTTCTGTGTGTTTAGTATGTATCATCTGCGATGGCCAATACTCTGAATTATCCTGTAACCTATTTTTTATTATCTCCCCTTTATGATTCATTTCAAGGACGATTCTTACTTTGTCAGGATTAAACAGGTCGTATATTATAAACTCGACAGCTGCTGCAAATTGATTTACATCAATTTCATTAGATCTTAATGTGGCTACCTGAATTAGAGAAACAGTATCTGATTCTCCGCGTATTGCCTCTTTTTTCTTAATAAGCTCTTTTACTGGAAGTGCGGCTGCTTTATATATGTTAAGAACTGAAAAGTCTCCACCCACGCCATCTGCTGTATCTATAGAACACAGATAATAAGAGTCATCGTTTTTATAGTCAAGTCTAGTCCTTTTTGCATAACTTGGGTGAACTGTAAAATAGTCATTTATCCACTGCTTGTCTTCAGTCAATATGAAGGATGAGTTTATGTAGTTTGAGCGTATTGCATAGAGTCTCTTAAGCTCATTTGAATTTAGCAATAGTCGGTCTGATGAGAAGAACTGGAGTCCATATTCTTGATTAAAGTCTTCGACTGATCCCATGTTAGCAATAGCCTTCTGTTTCCACTCTTCGTCCCTACCTTTTACTTGCCACCAGTCTACTCTTAGCGGCACATAGTCGCTGATATTTGCAATCGCATCTTGCCAGATTTCGTAGAATTTATTACGACCGTTTGGGGTAGAAGTAATTATAACTTTTCCATTAGCATCTGCTGAAATGGTAGGTAAAATAGCTCGGTAAAACTCGTCTAAGTTTGCTTCATTGATATGTGCAAACTCATCTATATACAATAAGTTAACAGTAAGACCGATACCTGATTTTTTAGTAGTCGTTCGTCCGACTATGCGACTATCATTATCGAACTTGATATTTCCTGAATTTATATGCTTGATTCCAGGTTTAACAAAGAACGGGAGACCATCTAAACATATACGAAATTTGTCTAGTAGCTCTCGAGTAGTAGTAAAGTTGTCAGCAACAACAAGTGCAGTCTTCTCTTCGTGAAATAGAAGAAACCATAGGATGAAGATTGCAGAGGTAACTGACTTACCTACTTGTCGACTTGCCATTAAGATATTAAACTTGTTTCCCCTAAAGGAGGTAAGAATTTCTTCTTGAAAGTCACGTAAGCCTGGAGTATCCCTAATTAAACGTACGCCGTCATCTGTTTGAATTTTACAATAGTTTACTGCAAAATAGAGAAGGTCGCTTTTACATCGTTTCATCTCTTCCCATTCTTCTGGAGTGTATTCAAAAGGTAGGTTTGCTCGCTTTAAGGAGATATCATTATCTTTAAATGGAGAATTATGAATTCCTTTAATATCAAAGCCGTCATTCTCAATGTCAAAAAGTAGTCGATTGATTCGGGCAGTAGTCCATACTGAGGAATTGGTGT